AAGTAAGGCCCCGGCCGCCCCGACTTGCCAAAACTTGACATTCCGTTTACCGTGAAATGTCATGATGCCAGCATCATCGAATCAGCCTGCCGACTCGGTCTGGGTGCCCACCGAGGAGGCCATCGAGGCCAACGCCGACCGGATGCTCAAGCGGCTTCTCAAAGGGGCCCGGGTTCATCCGGTCGGTCTGACGACCCCGGAGTTTCGCGAAGGCGGCCGGAAGGATCCGTGCCGCGTGTGCGACTCGGGTAAGGTACTGTCGGCATACGGTGCCAGACAGGAACACGCCGTGTGCCTGGCATGCACGCGGGCGACGAAACATTTCCAGCGGGCCATCGACCAGACGCTTCGCACGCTCGAGGAGCAGCGGAAGTTCGTCCGGCAGTTTCGCCTGTCGGAGCTTAAACGGCGTGCGGCCGGCCAGCGCATCGGCAAGGGTCGGGCACGGCCGAACGCGGCGAAAAAGCTGGCCGTGATGGCGGCAGTTCGAAGCGGCCTGCATGCAGCAGAATAAGCAGTAGAATTTTGCGGTGGCGAATCCAAACCCAAAAACAGAGAACTTGCGGCCGAAAAGGTGGCAAAAAGGCGAGTCCGGAAACCCGCAAGGCTATAGCCGAAACCGCCGTTTGACGGACGCACTCAAGCGAAAGCTGGCTGAGCCGGGCCGCGAATCCCAACTGGTCGACGCATGGTTCGAGCAGGCCATGAACGGCTCGTACCCGCATTTACGCGAGATCCTCGACCGCACCGAAGGCAAGGTCGCCAGCAAGGTGGAAGTGACCGAATCCCGCGTGGACTGGTCCGCACTCGACAACGAAGGTGACACAGAACGCCCCGCAGTTAATCCCTCGCGGCCTGAGCCGCTTCCTGAAAGCGGCGAAGCCTGATTACCAGTGGGACCCGCCGCACCTTCGGGAGTGCCGGTACTGGCTCGACCAGGTCACGCTGGGGCACTGCAAGCGGCTCATGCTGTTCCTGCCGCCCCGGCACGGCAAGAGCGAACAGGCCACGATTCACTATCCCGCCTATCGCCTGCTGGTCAACCCGGCCATGCGGATCATCGTGGGAGCTTACAACCACTCGCTCGCGTGCAACTTCACGCGGCAGACGCGACGGGTGGCCAGTCAGTTCGGATTCCCGTTCGCCGACGACCTGAACCGGCAGAACCAGTGGGGCAGCGTTTACGGCGGTGGTCTTTACGGGGTCGGGGTCGGAACGGGCGTTACGGGTTTCGGTGCCGACCTGATCATCATTGACGACCCGGTGAAGAGCCGGGCCGAGGCCGAATCGCCGACGTACCGTCAACGGGTGCTCGACTGGTACCGGAACGACATCTACACGCGGCTTCACCCTGGCGCCGCGATCATCCTGATCATGACCCGCTGGCACTCGCTCGACCTGGCCGGTGCGTTGCTCGAAGAGGCCAAGAACGGCGGGGAACAGTGGCAGGTGGTCAAGCTGCCTGCACTGGCGGAAGAAAACGACCCGCTGGGCCGCAAGTTCGGCGAGGCCCTCTGGCCGGATCGGTACGGTGCGGACGACTTCGCAAGAATCCGGGAAGTTCAAGGCTCTTATGCATTTTCGGCCCTCTACCAGCAACGACCGAGCCCCCGGGATGGCGGACTGTTCAGGCATGAGTGGTTCCGGATTGTTGATCAAGCTGAGCGACCAGGGTTCGCTTGCCGGGGCTGGGATACCGCCGCAACTCCGGGTTCTGGCGATTACACCGCAGGGGTCCGCATCGTACGCGACGGTGATCGATACGTCGTCACCGACGCATGGCGTGGTCAGGTATCACCTGCTGAGCGTCGAACACGGCAACGCCTGATCGCCTCGATGGACGGATACGAAACGGTCCAGCACCTGGCGCAGGATCCCGGCTCAGCCGGTGTGGATCAGGTCGAGCACGACGCCCGCAACCTCGCGGGCTTTCCGGTCGTCACGCACAAGCCGACGGGCTCGAAGGAAGTGCGGGCGATGCCGTTCGCGGCGGCCTGCGAAGCCGGGCTGGTCGAACTCGAGCGTGGCCCGTGGAACCGTGATTTTATCGACGAACTGTGTGCGTTCCCGACCGGCCAGAACGACGACCAGGTCGACGCCGCATCCGACGCATTCAACTATTTGAGCCGTTCCGAGCCCTTCCAGTGGTTCTGATCATTTGCCCATCCTCGACACGATAACCCGCCTGTTCGCCAAGTCGGCCCCGACCTCGATCACGCCCGACACGTCCGACGTGCCCGCCACCGCGTGGTCCGTGGACGTCGTCAACGCGCTGACCGAGGATTACGGCAGCCTGGCGAGGCCGTACGAACTCAACCCGCTCGTCGCCGCTGCGATCGAGGCCATGCGGCGCAACGCCAGCAAGGCCACGCTGCAAGTCGGCTATTACGACGACAAGGGCGGTTTCGAGCCGATCGATCATCCGCTCTTAGAGATCTGGAAGCAGCCGGCACCGGGCGAAACCGACGCCACGCTGATCGAGCATTTCTATCGGTCGCTCCTGTCCAGCGACAACAACGGCGGCAACGGGTTCGCCCAACTCGTGAGCGACCGCGACGACTCGACGGGCGGCACGATCCGCGAGATTCAGCCGCTGCCGTGCAACTGGATCCACTGGCCCGTGATGGGCGCCGCGATCGGCGAAATCATCGATTATCCCGTGACCGGCTCGGACTATGGCCGGACCTACACGTTCGCCGTGCCCGCCGCCCGCATGCTGCACGCCAAAACGGGCGTGAGCACGTTCGGCCGTGCCTTCGGCCGAACGCCGCTGGACGCGGTCAAGGCGGAACTGGCCCTGATCAAGCTGGTGAGCATGTACGAAACGACGGTGCTTTCCCGTTCGGGCGTGCCATCGTTCATCATCAGCCTGTTGGGAACGTCCGGCCAGATGATCGGCCGCGACCAGATGGCGACGCTCAAAACGGACCTCAAACGGGCCATGAGCGGGAAATCGGTCGGCGACCCGTTCGTCACCAAAGGCGAAATGAAGATCGACACGCCCGGTTTCAGCCCGGAGCAACTGTCCGTGGCGGTGATGGCCGAGCTGGCCGTGGCCCGCGTGTGCGGCGTGCTCGGCTGGGCCCCGATGAGCCTGAAACAGCCGGACACCGGCAAAACCTATTCGAACCTGATCGAAGCGAACAAAGCGTCCTGGCGGGACGCGGTCATGCCGTTTCTGGACTTGCTTGCCGGCGTGCTCACCAGGGCCGTGCGAACGCATGCGTGGGGCTACGACGACCAGGTCAGTCAGCCGGACGCGAAGCTGGCCGTGCGGTTCGACACCAGCCAGATCGAGGAGCTTGCGGCCGACATGGACAAGATGGCCGACCGGGTCGTGAAGCTCGTCAACGTGGACGTGATCAAGAGAAACGAAGGCCGCACGATGCTCGGGCTGGCCGAACTGGACGAGATGGAGGGCGAAACCGATGCCAGCGGTAACAGTGACGACGGGGAAGACGACGATCTTCGCGAGCCCGAACGGCCTGAAGACTCTGCGGGTGCAGAATAACGGGCCGGGCATCGTGTATTACGAGGTGACGCCACAGGACAACGTCACGCCGTCCTCAACGACGTCGCCCTCGATCGCGGCGAACGCTTCGGTGTTCGTCGACGTGTATCAGGCGACGCTTTACGGTCTCGCGTCGGCGAACAGCACGGTGGTCTACACTTGAGACGCGGCACGGCAAGCCTGATTTACAAGGCGGACCCGCCTGCGTCGACACCGCCGCCCGACCCGGGCGACGTGTTCGAGCCGTCGCTCGACTTCTCTGACGATCGAAACTCCATGTACGCGGGGAGCCTGAACTGATGTCCGACAATTACAACGTCAAGGATGCCGCTGGCTCCACGATCGCGATCCGGGCGAAGGAGATCACCGCAGGTATCTTCTCGAACTTCGTCCACCTGATGGTCGGCGGGACCGAGGTGGACGCATCGAACCCGCTGCCGGTTCGCGGCTTGATCACGAATCCGTCCGCGACCTTGGAGCTGCCTAACTCGACGACCACCTACGCCATCGGCGACCTTGTGGCGAACTCGGCCACGGCTGGCTCGGTGAACCCGCTGACTTTCACGGTCACGGGCGAGTCAGGCGGCTCGTTCATCATCGTGGGTCTGTCCGTGAAGTCCAACCGGCTCGCCGCGACGACCTTGGGCAGCTTCCGACTTCACCTCTACTCGGCCGCACCCACCGTAGAGACGGTAGGCGATGATGGCGTGTTCGGCGACAACGTGAACATGGGGTCTGCCCGGTATCTCGGTGCTTTTGACTTCAGTCTTGACCGCAAGCACAAAGACGGATACGGCGGGGTCGGAATCCCGATTCTGCGGCCGTACGTTCCGATCAAGCTCGCCAGCGGCACGACCATTCGCGGGCTGGTGGAGGCCCGTGCGAACTATCCTCGAACCACGCCGGGGGGCAACCCGGAGACCCTCGAAATCACACTCGATGTCCTGCCGAACTCATGATTACGACCAACGCGACACAATCCGCCGTTGTGCGGTCTGGCAGATTCCGTCTCGACCAGATCCCGGGCATCGGGTTCTGGTTCGACTTCAACGACACGCGAACGGTCCAGGTTGACGGCTCAGGGAAGATCGAGCGGATCAACAGTGTTTCGGGGCCACTGTTCGCCAGCCAAGGCAGCGGAGCACTGCGGCCAACCTATGACATCGGTGCATATCGGGGGATGAACGCCGCGTCGTTCGCTGCTACCGGATACCTGCTCGGATCGGCCCAGGTCGTATTCGGCGACCCCGACCTTACGCTCATCACTGTGTCGCGGAAGAACTCGTCGGCGAACTCGTGGTGTCACGTTCAACTGGGGAACAACCGCAGCGTCGGGATTCTCGCGGGCCGTGGCACCAATTCGCCGGGATACATCAATCCGAACGTATCGTGGCGTCATGACGCAGGAGGCGTGCTTCCTGTCGGGTCGGTGACGCGGATCTCCGTGGTCCGTGACGCCGGAACGACACGATACAACCGCCTCGGTGGGATCACCCAGACGATCTCCGAGGCGTTCGCGTCGGATAGCATCGGGAATTTCATGCTGGGCGCATCCTTCAACGCCCCGTGGCTTACCGATGAGACCCTCTTCGAGGTCGCGTTCTGGCCGCGTGCGTTGAATCCGAACGAGTTATCGATGGCGAACGCCTACCTTGACTCGAAGTGGAGCCTGCGATGACCGAAGCTCAACTGATCGCCGAATTGGCACTGCCCGCCTACGCCGGGATGACGGCCAATGAGAAAGTCGCTCTTCTCAACGCCCCGAAAGCGGGCGTGACTTTTCCGGTGATCGTGCCAAAAGCGACGGTGATGGCCATATTCACGACGGCGATGTTCCGGATCGCCGCGACAGCCGAACCGGGCAAAACAGCGTGGCTACAAATTATGGCCAACATCCGTTCGCTCGATGTCGGCATCAACCCGTCAGACGGGCCAGTCCAGGCGATGCTCGCCCAGGGCGTGGCCGACGGCGTGATCACGGCCGAGGAAAAGCAAACGCTGGAATCACTGGGTCTTCGTCCCGGATCACGGGCCGAGGAACTGTGGGGTGAGGGAACGACCGTGTCCCTCAATGACGTGGCCCGCGTGAGCTGAGGGGGCCGAAGTGAGTTTCAAGGTCTATATCGAGGCCGATGGGCCTCTAGAGGAAAAGATCATGGCGACGCTGAACGAATTGCTGGCACGACTGGACGCCACCGGCGCGAAAGCAGAGGCCGAGCACGCCCAGGTCGTAGCGGCGGTCACGGACCTGAAGTCCGAGATCGCAAGCCTTCGCGAGATCATCCAGAATCAACCGCTGCCCGAGCTGGATCTGGCCGAGGCCTTCGCCAAGCTCGACGTGATCGACGCGAAGATCGACGGCATTTACACGCCGGATGAGCCCCCGCCCGCTCCGCCCGCCGGGCCGGGCGAGTAAACCGACCGTCCGGGCCCTGGCCGACCTCGAAGCGAAAGTGGCTGAAGGTTCGGCATCGAAGGAAGAAACCCTGTCGCTGATCCGCGAGATTCGCGGCGAAGTGAAGGCCATCATTCCCGACCCGCCCGCCGAAGAGCCTGGCACCGTGGAGTAATCGTCATTCGAGCCACCGTCGACCTGCGAAACGACTTTTCGACGCTCCCGACCGATGTGGTCAGGGCGTACAAATGCAGTTTCAGGGCGGTGGCCAAACGCTTTCTTAAGCGTGATTCGGCGTCTGATATTGAAGACTACTCCCAAATTTGCTGGCTTGCGGTCTTCAAGATCCGCAACAAAGGATTCGACGGCGATTCGCTTCGGCGAATCTCGTCGCACGAGGCGATCGCCGAATGGATTCGGGTCTATGGCAGGCGGTCGAAATGGGTGGGGAGGCTGACGGTCGAAAACCTTGACGAAATGCCAGCGAAACGACCGGTCGCGGTCAGCGAAAGCCAGCTCGACGAACGGTGGCTGGCTATGCTCACGCCGACCATGCGAAACGTCGTCCAAGCCGTCATCGTCGACGGCATGAGCCACAAGGGGGCGGCGGAAAAACTGGGCCTGACGGAACGGACCGTGCGGACGGTCGTCTGCCGTGCAAAGCAACGGATCAGGGCATCGATATGAGCAACGCCAAACCCGTCACCGCCGTGGTGATCGACCCCAAGTTGTTGCAGGAATTGCAACAGGTGAAGGAAACCGTGAACGAGATCCTTGCCATCCTCAAGGATCAGCCGCATCAAGCCACGGAAGAACGGCCACGATATTTTACGGGGAGGTATTTTCCGTGAGCGAAAAGCGTGTGGACGTGTCGCGTGATGTCGTAGATTCCGGTAAGCAAGTGTCCATCAATGGATTCTTGAATACCGAGGAGTTCATGAAAGCATTATCCAAGGGCGTCGGCTGGACGTCTTTTGCGTCGCTGGGGATCGCCGTGGTCATCGCCCTTGGCGAGTCGGTTCATCTCTGGTACACGGGCCCGCTGGCCCCAACGGTCATCGCGGTCGCGGGCGTGCTGGTCGGATACCTTCGGACCAAACGGATCGGCGCGAGGCTGATCGAGGACGGCGACGATGCTCCCCGTTGATTTCGACCCGATCGCCGATTTCTTCGCCGAAGACCCGATCGAACGGTTGGGCGTGCTCGGGTTCAGCCTTTCCGGCTGGCTGGTGGCCGTCACGAACGGTGCGCCAACGTCGTTCGCCCAGTCGGTGATCCAGATTGTCCCGCCGATACTGGGCATCTGGGTCGCTCACCGGTCGATGGAGCGGGCCCATGAACTGCGGATGGAAAAGATCAGCCAAGCCCGTGCGGCGGCCGCAAGGCCGCTGCCACCCCTGACGCCGAACCCGGAAGCGGCCAAGCCCGACGACCCCACGGTCGATTTGCCCTGATGACCGAAAAAGGCCCCAAATACGTTACCGAAAGCCGTTTCAAACGCCTTGAACGCTGGATTATGGAGCTTGAGCATCGGCTGGACGACATGGCGCTGAAGCAAAGTGCAGTGCTGGACGACCTGCACGAAATCAAGTTCGGCCCGCAAATCAAACGGGATGCGGCCGCACTGGAACGGGAACTGGACATCAAACCGGAGTGAGCATGCAGGCAAGCCAGTTGACGATCGCGCCGCCGAAGCCGATCGATGTCATTTTCCCCACACGGGAACCACAGGGCCGCTACGACGCATTGTCGCAGGCGGTCCTGTCGCATTATGCCGAACACGATCACGCGGCGTGCTTGCAGGCCATGATCGACCTGCTGCGTGCGATCGAGGCCGACAGTCGCGGGCCGAGCCCCCGTGTCCGGGCCGAAATCACGCAGGCGATCCACGCATTCCTTGGCGTGTTCTGCCGGCCCGATTTCGTCGTCCCCGAATCGGCCGCCCCGGCGATTTTGTGGTTCAACCCAACGATCGCGAACGCCATGGCGGCATCGGGTGACAACACGACCGACGCTTACTGTGCCAGCCTGGAAGGGCAGCGGCAGCAGGTGTTCAAATCGGCCGTGATCATGTCGCCCCGCAACTTCGGCCAGTTCCGGCTGGACGAACTGTTCGACGTGTCGCCCACGCTGGCAAGCTCATGGGTGTGCCAGACCTTCAAGACCGCGTTCGCGGGCAACGTCCACCCACGCACACGGCAGAACCTGATCGACATTTGCCGCACCGTCGATAGCCGTTTCGTGGACGTGAAGGACGTGCAGGAACCGTACTTTCTGAGCACGTATCTGGGCGATCCGGACGCCGAAAGGGCGATCAAGTCGGCGATCAACGCGGCCATCCAACGCAACGTGCCGCCGATCGACAACGGGCCGCCGAAACGCAGGGTCGCGGTCGTCTCGGATTTCTGGTATCCGGGCCATTCGGTCCACCGCACTCTTTCGGCCTATGTGGAGGCCATCAGGCCCGATTTCGAATTGATCCTGATCCACGCCATTCGCGAGTCGAACGACCTCGATCAGGGCATGTTCGATCGGGTGATCAAGCTGGCCTATGACGGGCAACGGCTCGAGACCGCACCGCTGCACGGGCTTGGCCTCGACGCGATCATCTATCCCGACATCGGCATGACCGGCTACTCGATCGTCATGTCGAACATGCGAATCGCACCGGTCCAGATCATGATGACGGGCCACCCGGTCAGCACGTTCGGGAGCGAGATCGATTATTTCATCTCGGGTGAGCTGGTCGAGAACGAAGAGCACCAGGCCAACTATTCCGAACGCCTCGTGCGGCTGCCGGGCTTCGGTGCCACGCACGCCCTGCCGACGTACGAACCGAAGGGCACGCCGAAGGACTATGACGGCGTCCTGATCAATGCGTCGTGGTACGGTCAAAAGGTCGTGCCCGAAATGCTGCGGATGCTGGACACGGCGGCCCGGGACTCGGGCAAACGGGTGAAGCTGCAAATCTTCGCCGGTGGTGCGGCCACGAACCGGTGCGGGTTCGGGGCGTATCTGGACGCGGTCGGGGCGGCCATGTCGTCATGCGAGGTGGTCGTCTATCCGCACCTCGATTATCCGCACTACATGGCCCAACTTGAGCGTGGAGACTTCGCGGTCGACTGCACGCCGTTCGCCGGGTCGAACACCGTGTCGGACAACCTCTGGCTCCGCAAGCCGGTGGTGGCCCTTGAGGGCGACCGGTGGTTCAACCGGATCGGCCCGGCCATGCTGCGGGCCGTGGGGCTCGACGCCCTGGTGGCGACCAATCCGCATGAGTTCGTCGGCCTGATCACCGACATGATCCGCCACGGCCACGTTCGCGAGGCGTTCGCGGACCAGCTTGCGGCCGTCGATCTTGGCGAGCGGCTTTACGCTCCGGTGGGTGCCGATGCGTTCCGGGAGTGGGTCAGTCGAGCCGTTTCTTGAGCTTATCGTTGGCCATCGGCGTGTGATGCAGCCGGTTGTCTTTGCCGCGGACATACGTGAAGACCTGGACCCCGTACGGGATGCAGATCGTCAACACCCCCGGCGAGCAGTAATGGACCTGGCCGTCGTGCGGGCCGCCGACGAGTTCGTACGGGACGTATTTTGGCTCTTTGTCGCTCATGACCACTCCCCGTAAACGCCCTGATCCCGCGAAAGCACTCGCCGCGATTCCCAGCGGATCGCCATTGTACCGCATTGCGCGGGACACGCTCCAGAGCGTCGGGAAATGGCAACTTCGCACGTACCAGGAGTTCGCACGCATCAAGGCTGCCGAGCCGATGGACCCGTTCGTCGCGGCGTCGAACATGGCCGCCCAGTTCATCCCGTTCGTCTCGGGCTACATCGACGAGGGCGGCAAGTTCGTCCGCACAGAGCTGGGCTTGCAGGACGCGGACGACTGGCTTGTCCGCAACCCGGACGCCATCCGGTCCGTGCGGACCGCCGCGTTCGACCTGTGCCAGGAGACGATCGACAACTTCCTTGCCGACGGCAACGCCGAAGTCGACCGGCTCCGCGAAGAGGCCGCCCGGGCGATCTCACGCGGCGAAACGGCGGGCGACCTGGTCGACCGCATGTCGCAGTGGTTCAATGAGGAAAGCCGCTGGCGTG